AATATCCCAGTTAGTATCGTTAATCATCTTTGTAAAGAAAGGAGAATTAACAAGTCTTTCTGCATCACCATCAGTAGACTCGTTTATAGCTTCTTCTTTCTCTTTCTCTATTACATAGAGCGAGTTAAATAACTCGTGAGGTTTAGCTTTAACACCTTGTGCTGCAAGACCATAACATTCTCTATGATCATCTCGCCAGCCCACAGGTCTTCGTTGGAAATATTCTACCCAATCCATTACTTCGCTGTAAGGCCACGATTTAATCTCAGGAACTCGCCTCCCTAGGTGGAAGGCAAGCTCATGAATTTGAAGGTCTGCTGCACTAAGGCGCTTTACTCGTTTCCCTCATTGTCATCTGTAGCTGAAAGCCCGTTAAACTCAAGCACAGCTTCATTAAGCTCTTTAAGAGCCACTGGAGAAAACCGATCAAGCTGCTCGTCTTTAAGGTCTTTCATCTCAAGGATTCCAGCCCTAAGAACAGCGCCAATGGCCTTCTTATTACTCTCAAGAGCGCTAACATCTTCGATGTCTTTTGCTAGTTCAGAGAACTTAGCCACATCGCCATATGATAGCTCAATCAAAGTTAGCTTCTGACCACGATAGTCAAACTCTTTCGTAGTCGCAGTCTCATTTAAAAACTTATCAATATCCATAGCCATTTTTATGCTTCCTCATTGTTATTAAACAGGTGATTGTTATGTGTTTCAAAATCATCAATTACTTTACGAATAGCGTGAAGAGCGTGTAGAGTATTAAGAACTTCTACCCACTTATCTGACTTCTCTTCGAATTCTTCAAGTCTTGAAGATGTCTTATAAAAACTTGTGTCAATAGCCTTCCTCATCTTATTCACTGTTACTTTCATAACATAAGGCTGATCAAAAGGCGGTTTAATTTCTTCTGTCATTGTTATATACCTATATAGGTTAAATAAAGAATAAGGGCCTCCCGAAGGAGACCCTGTAGTATTACTTACTGTGCGTAAGTGTCACCTGCAGCATTCCAAGCGTACGGACCCTGCATCTCACCGTCGATTGTCAGAGTGACATTCAACTGGTTAGAGTCAGTCAGGTTAGGTACGATCTCGAAAGATGCTACTGAACCGAAGAAGAAGAAGTCTGAAGCTTCAGTTACGTTACCATCAGCGTCAAGCGAAGGTACGTTAACACCAGTGTCAGTTACTTCTTGCTTAGCGTTGGCCAAACGTACTCGGAACAAGTACTGCTCGCCGCCTTGGCGCATAGCGTCAATAAACGCGTGCTCAGTCGGTACGTAGTTAAACGTGAAGTCCATAGAAGGAGCATCAGACTGGCCAGCAATCTGCGAAGATACTGCCTGTCCATACTGAGGTACGTTTACGATATTCGCAGGAATACCAAGGTTAGGGAACTCGCGGATACGGCCAAAGTTGACAGCATCAGCTCCAGCAGTCCATGGAGTACCGCTGGTCTCAAACATAGCGATCCACTCTACAGGGGTATCACCCTTATAGACTGTTCCGGCAGTTGCGCCAGTACCATCTTCCACGGGGGAGTTCAGGAAGGTGAGAGAGGTATACATCCCTGCACCGATAGACGAAATATGTGGCATTGTTGCCTCCTAAGTTAAAATGAGTTAAACTGTAGGCTGTAGTCAGCCCTGAATAAACTTGTGTCATCCTTATCGATTCCCTTAATGCTAAGGGTCCCGTCAGAAAGTTGTGTATCAATAGAATACTGGTTTTCCAGAAGATCAGAGAGCTTATCTGCTATCTCGTAGGTTCTTAAAGAGCCTTGGTTAGATCTAGTGTAGATCTGAACAATGACTAATCCTCGCTTGTAATCTGGTTTGCTGTACTCCTCAATAGGAGGTGATGAAGGAATTATCTCATAAATAACAAATTCATCAGGCGTAGTAGCAGGCCAGAAGTTAGCGGGGTAAGCATTGACTCCAAAGTTCTGCCAAGAACTAGAAGCAAATATACTGTCTATAGAGGACAGGAGACTTGAGTAAGTAGCCATAGATCCTCCTTATCTTGCGGATACAGTAAACTTCACTGTGTATCCATCATCAACGTAGTGTGTTATACGGTGGTCTACACCATTAACACAGATACTATCAAATTTAGTGTAATCAGAGGGAATGTCTTTCCTCTTAACAATTGCTTGCACAATGTCAGGCACTATAGAAACACCTGCACTGGTCAAGTCTTTATCGTTAGCTACTACAAGAAACCCATAAAAGGGTTTAGATATTATTTCTTTAGTAACTACTTGAGAAGTCTTGGGATCATACTCAGACTGAGACTCAGACTTAAAGATCATTTGAGTTTTCAGATCACCTGTAACATCCCAAGCAAGATCAATTGCATTTTCTACTAAAGCCCTTAAAGACATTACCAAGCCCTCCATGGAGTATTACCGCCAAACTCTGCAAGGTTACCTAAGGCTTTCCTTACAAGGTGGGGTAAACGGCTTGGGTTTTGAATACCACTAAGCTTAATTGATGATACACTCACATTCTCTACCGTAGTAGAGGTATTTAATACACCGGGATTCTCAATAAGGTGCATCGCCATCTCAAAAGTTGCCTTTTGCAATCGGTCAGGTCTATCGGGGTCTTCAAAAGACACCATATCGTTGAACTTATCATCGAAGTAAGAACCTTCACGGGGCCATGCAAGAGGCTGAGAGGTGGACACGGCGACACCAACATACGTTACTGCGTCATCCAGATAGCGGGTGGCTGTACTGAGGTACTCTTCTTTGTCGTTGTTGTTAAGAAGATGCCACTTATCGCTGTCTGAGCGATCAATAAAGTATGCGTTAGCTTCATCCAAGGTGACATAGCTATTTACGTTTAGTTTGATAGCCATGACCCACCTCTACTTAATTAAGCGTGCAGGATAGGAAGAATGCCCAAGTTCAGGTATCCAGCTTCACTACGAACCCAAGAAGCAGCCTGATCGTAACCGCCGGTACCGGAGGTTTGAACAAACTGAGTCTCGGAGCCATCCCATGAGTAACCCATTGGGTGGCATACGTAGCCCCAGCGATACCAGATATCAGTCGTACCAGAACCACCGTGAGCGGCAGCTGCTCGGTCCATCTCAACAGGCATCGGAACAACCAAAGGCTTCATTGTCAGCGCATCAGGCTTACAGATGAAGGTAGTCTTAACAGACTGGTCGTTTACATTAGCAGAAGCAGACTGGTCGTTACCCAGAGCACGGGTAAGGAGCAGACGGAACTTGCCTTGGAAAATAGTGTTAAATACGAGGTTACCTTCAGTGATGGTTGTGTCATCAACGAGGTTAGCACTTCGCAGATCAGCCAGAGTCTCTGGGCTAGTGATCATGTAGTAGAAGGGAGCTTCGTAGTCCTTCCAAGCCATGCCCATAGCCTTAAAGATGCGCTCACCGCGAGCTGCGCCCTTAGAGGTAGCGTCAGGCTCGACAAGACGTCGCTCATCATTAGGACCAGTTGCAGCTGCACCAAACTCACCCAGAGCGTTTACGTCTACGTAGAAGCCAGTGCCGGGGTCATCTGCATCAGTGTTGAAAGATACAATGCCGCCACCACGAGAGACTTCGTAGGCTGCTACGCCGTTAAGAGACTCAAGTACTGAGTTGTGCTCGTCTTGTGCCTTGGTCTCACCAAAGTCACGAGCAATTTTAGCAAGACCATCTTCTTGAGAGATGACCTTTTGTACGTTGACTTCCTTCGCGCCATGCGTACGCACAGTCTTGGCGTACTTGTAGAACGCGGTGTCAACTTCGGTGTAGTTACCGTCAGTGGCATCAGTAACGCTTGGAACGTTAATGTTTGCCATCAGCGGCTTGTACCAACGAGCTTGACCGAGGTAGTCTTCGATACTTGTGTTGATTTCAGCAGAAGCACCAACGATAGCAGTACCAGAAAGCTTCTTAGCATTCGTGTACATCTCGTGAGAGTAATCGTTGACGTATCGCTGAACCTTGAACTTCATTTCAGAACCGGAAACACCGGAAATAAAATCAGAAAGTGCCATTTGCAATCTCCTTAAGATTGTTTAATAATAATTAAAACCCAAAGTCATTTGATGGCCTAGACGAGTCTTCTCGCAGAAAGTCTTCAAAAGACATCTCTGTGATGGGCTTGTTCGACTTAGGAACTTGACCATCTGACCCGACCTGCTGCATAGCAGCTGCACCTGTAGACTGTTTAGGTTTAAAAAGAAAAGCGTTTTCTTCGTCTTTAGCGAAGGCTTGAACAAATTCACTTAGTGAAGCGCCTGTAGCATGAACCCACGCACCTTCAGCATCTTGCTTAAGCTCCTGAATAATTTGAGACTTAGCCATTTCTTTTGCCGTAGCATTGCGGAATTGGTGGTCTCCAAGAATTCTATCAACAGTATGATCACGAGTAAGTTGGGTGTTGACCCCGTTAAGGGCTTCAACTCGAGCAAGAGCCTCATCCAGCTTCATCTGGAGAGCTTCAGAAGTTTTACCTTCTGCTTCAAGCTTCTCTAATTTAGCCGCTTTAGCTGCTTCCTCAAGCTCAACTGCTTTCTTCATCGCATCATCGCGTTGCTTAGACATCTTGTTCATGTTTTCTTTCATCTGAGCTAACTGGTCAGCGACCATGCTCTCCATCATCTTTTTGACTTCAGGGGATGAAAGATCAAGTTCAGGTGTTGATGCTTCAGTTTCCATAGTGGTTTCCATTTCAGTT